TCTCAATTGCAACCTTTCTGAAGAAAGAAACATGCTTCTTGAGTCATTCACGAAGTTTGCCGGAATAAAGAAGCTAGATGTGCTCATCACGGGCTCTGGTGCTGACGCTTTCAACAACAACAAGTTCACCTTATCGAAGGTCGCGTTTTCAAATGGCGCAATCTCAGAATTGACGGGCACACTAAGAGCTCACATGCGAGAAGCAGCCTACATTCGAGACGCGAAGGTAGATCCGTCTACTTACACGGTGAACGATCCGACGCTCGGAAACAGAATCACACTTGCCTCTCTCTTGTCGAATGGCCAGCCGTACGAGTTCAATAGATTCTCGTCTTTTGCCAAATTCACAACGTTCATGCAGGGAGGATTCGACGGATTTAACATATTGGATCCATCCTCGAAGCGAATGAACGACAGAGCGACTTCGTTCGAGACACCCTTAGGTGCAGCATCAAGCTTGTACGTATCACCAGGGTTGAGCGCAAACGTCTCTGGTACGGACATCGAAAATAACGCAGTTAGCTCGCTTGTGACTGCGATCGATGTCATGACAGATCCGCTACAGGTCAACGTGAACCTTTTAGCGATCCCGGGAATTAGAGAAGACTACATCACAAATTACACAGCTAAGAAGGTAAGAGACTATGGCCTCGCGATGTATGTCATGGATCTTCCGAACTATGATGATAACGGCGATCGTCTCTATGACGATTCAACGAAACGAATCAATATAGAAAATACTGCAGCATTCTTTGAAGACAGGACCTTCGATAACAACTACGTCGCGACATACTTTCCGAATGTTTATGTCAATGATGAGACGAACAAGCGCTACGTAAAGGTGCCGGCATCTGTTGCAGCTCTTGGAGCAATCGGGTTCAACGACAAGAATGCATATCCGTGGTTTGCTCCTGCGGGCTTCAACCGAGCAGCCCTTGACTTCGTCAACAACGTCGAAGTTAGGCTCAACGTTTCAGATAGAGACCGTCTATACGACGCTAGGATCAATCCTATCGCAACCTTCCCAAGACTGGGCTTCGTAATATACGGACAGAAGACCCTACAGATCAGGAAGTCTGCTCTTGATCGTGTAAATGTGCGCAGACTTCTCTTAGAAGTCAAGCGAATCATCATAGGAATAGCAAACAGGATCATATTCGAGCAGAACACACCTGCAGTTCGCAACAAGTTCGTCGCAGATGCAATCTTGCAGCTTGGTCTCATACAGACGCAGGCAGGCATCGAGGCATATCAGGTGATCATGAACGAGACGAACAACACACAGGAAGACGTCGATTTGAACAGGTTGAACGGTCGCATCGTGGTTGTTCCGACGAGAGCGATCGAATTCATCGCAATCGACTTCATCGTGACGAACTCTGGCGTTGAATTCGTCTGATCGATTCAGTTTACAGCTTATACTTAACATGCAAAGCGTAGGAGCGATATAAATGGCACAGCTCAAATTTGGTAGCGCAGGCGTAACAACAAGAGAAATTGATCTCAGCGGGCCCGTGGAGACGGGCCCCACAGGAATTCCAGCGGGTGTGATAGGCACCTCAGTGAAAGGCCCTGCGTTCGTGCCGTTGACATACGGCACTCTGAAAGACTTTTTTGCAAAGTTTGGTGAAAGTGATTCAAAGAAATTTGGTCCTCTCGCTGTCTCTGAGTGGTTGAGCCGTGCCACTTCTGTGACGTATCTAAGAGTTTTAGGTGTGGGCAACGGCAAGCAACGTGTGACAGCTGGTCCGACCTCGGGCGAAGTTGTGAATGCAGGATTCACAGTCGGCGAAGAGCAGCCGGGCACTGACGGAAGCATCGACCAAAATCCGTACGCAAACTTCGGCGGACCGCTCGGTAGAACATACATCCTCGGATGCTTCATGTCAGAATCTGCAGGCTCAACTTTCTTCAGTGATGCTGGCCTGCAGGGCATATCAAGAGTCAACATGACCGCTGCTTTTGCCACGGCATCAGTCCCGATCGTGCGAGGCGTCTTGATGGCTCCATCAGGCGTCTTGCTTCGTCTCTCAGCTTCGCTGGGATCTTCTGGCAAGCCTGCTTCAAATTACGTCGCTGCTGATTCAAGCGCACAGGGAACGTCTGTGGGCTCTCTCGTCCTTTCTTCAAACGGAGCTTCAAAGCAAGAATTCACGTTGCTTTTGAACGGACACAAGGGCACTGACACGTCCTTCCCGAACGTGCTCACTGCTTCGTTCGACGTGAATTCAGCAAACTTCATCACGAAAGTCTTCAATACCGATCCATACAAGCTTCAGCGTGCAGGTCACTACCTCGCAGCCCACTGGGACATTCATCCCTCGCTCGCAGTGATCACCGGCACGGGCGTAGTACCAGTCGCCAGTGGCTCCAGTCTGCCCAGCACTAATGCACACGCTACAGGAACTGAGCGTGTCGTCTTCTTGATGACTTCTTCGCTCAACCGTGATGCCGGCTCAGCGACTGTTCCCAACTATGAGTCATTCAGAGATCGTTTTTCTAACGCCAAGTCGCCCTGGGTAATATCACAGAGATTCGGCGGAAAGCCTTTCAACCTCTTCAGGCTGCACTCACTCGATTCAGGCGCTGGTGTTTCGAACAAGATCAAGATCTCAATATCGAACATAACACCTTCGACTTCTGCAAATTACAAGTACGGTTCTTTCAGCCTTTCCATTCGACGCCTCGATGACAACGACGTAGAGCCTAAGGTCTTAGAGTCTTTCAGTGGAGTCAATCTCGACCCATCATCAGATCGCTACATCGCTAAGGTGATCGGCGACATAAACGCGTACTACGACTTTGACCGCGATGATGCAAGCCAAAAGCTTGTGATCGAAGGAAACTACACACTACGCTCACGGCATGTGCGAGTCGAAGTTTCCAACGAGGTCGTCGACCTCGCAGTTGACCCCACAGCTTTGCCGATGGGTTTCAGGGGCATTGAGCACCTCATGACTTCAGGCTCTGCGCCCCTTGCGGCTCTGTCTTCTGCGAATCCTGGATTGACAGACGTAAACTTCATCAGACACACCGTTGAGCCTCCGCTTCCCTTTAGAAAGAACATCGCAGATGGTGTGGGTGTGCAGGCGCAAGAGAATCTGAGGTATCACTGGGGGGCAAAATTCGAGCACATTGTCAATCTCGCTGATCAGAACAGCAACATAACGCCTGACAAGTCTTTCGATAGCTTCACACAATACTTCCCGAACTTCTCAACTGTGAATGCCAACGTCGTTGTGGGAGACAACACAGGCGCAGCAGACACTGTCGAGAATGGTATCGTAGACGCTGACCGCTTCTGCAGCAACTTGTTTACTCTTGAAAACATACAGATCGTCACGGGCGCGAACGGAACAGTCGATCAACCCGACTCTTGGAAATACGCGACGTACGTCCGACAGGGCTCGATACAGACAGACGACACAGCGAAAACACGCGCTGTGAATGTGTCTGATCTCTCACTCTCTTCGAACAGAAGATTCCTCAAGTTCTCGATGATCATGCAGGGTGGATTCGACGGCGTCAACATGTTCGACGAAGATGAGCATCAGATCAACAACGCAGCTGTGACGGCTGACATGGGTGATGTCGTCCGAGGCCGCGAGAAGGGACCGAACGTGTCTGCGTATCTCAAAGCCCTCGAAGTGATGAGGAACACAACAAACGTTGACATCCAGCTCTTGGCGATCCCGGGCATAAGGACACCAGTCGTTACAGATGCCGCGATTGCAGCGACTGAAGAGCGCTTCGACGCCCTGTACATAATGGACATCGAGCAAGTCGATAAAGACGGCAATCTGATCAATGTCACGAGCAACGTGAAGCCCTCAGTCAAAGAGACGATCTCGCAGCACAAAGCTCGTAACCTCAACTCATCGTTCGCTGCAGCTTACTTCCCAGACGTCCTCATGCGAGATCCTTCACGCGCATCAAACACGGTCGTGGTTCCTCCATCGGTCGTCGTCATGGGTGCGATGGCCCTGAACGACTCGCTCGGTTATCCCTGGTTCGCACCCGCAGGTCAGACTCGCGGTGTGCTGCCGACCACACTCGAGACGAGCATCCAGCTCAAGGACGATGACCTCGATTCGCTGTACGACGAAGACATCAATCCGCTGTTCGCACAGGTCACGCAAGCCCGCGGGGGTCTCAACCCGAAGGGCGGCGTCGTGGTGTGGGGCCAGAAGACGCTCTATC